TTCTTTACCAGTCTTGCCATATCCTCCATAAGCAAGGAAAGTATTACATCGTCCACTTCAAGGAACTTTTTGAATTGGATGGTAAGCCAAGCAATATGTCAGACAATGACATTCAACGCCGAAATACTATTGCCAATCTAATGGCTGAGTGGGGATTGGTAACATTGGTTGATCCTGCAAAGTCTAAAGACAACGTTGCGCCATTGAGCCAGATCAAGATCCTTCCGTTCAAGGAAAAGGCTGATTGGCAGTTGGTGTCCAAGTATACAATCGGGAAGAAAAAGAAAGAGGCATAATTTATGATTCAATTGGGTATGTACCGAATGAGTGATGATGTGATTGTTCCGAGTTACGGAACTTCAATGTCAACTTGTTTTGATTTGAGTTTTTTCCCACTAGATGCAACGGTCAAAGGCTATGATGCATCTAATAATCCGATTTCACAATACGTCAATGGTCACGGTGAGATTTCCATTTATCCTGGTGATCGCCTTTTGATCCCAACTGGAATCATTCTCAAGGTTGTGCGAAACATGACCATTGAGACGTATTCTGATATTGCCAAAGACCAACTGCCTTTGAAGCACTACAGCATTCGCTTGCATGCGCGTTCTGGGCTTGCTCTCAAGAAGGGATTGGTTCTAGCCAATTCAGAGGGTGTCGTTGACGTTGACTATCAAGAACAGATTTTTGTCATTCTCACAAACATTTCGTCCATGGGAGCAGTCTTGAAAAAAGGCGATCGAATTGCTCAGGCTGAAGTGGTTTGCAATGAGCCATTTGAGTTTGTAGAGTTTGGAATTGCTCCAGAGAAATATTCCGAAAGAGAAGGTGGATTTGGTTCCACAGGCGTCTCTGTCTGATATAAATAGAAGTGGAATGCCCAATTGGGGTTCCATGACTATAAACTTGCTTATTTAAGGAGTAAACAAAATGACAAATCTAAGCACATTAACATCTGTCAACTATGAGCGTTATCTTCCATCCCTTCTGGGATTTGAAAGCGCATTCGCCGCACTCGATAACGCCTCTCATCTACTAACGTCTGGCGCTTCTGCTTTTCCACCTGTGAACGTCGTCAAGAAAGACGAATATAATTTTGTGGTTGAACTTGCAGTTGCTGGATACAAACTAGATGAAATTGACATTACTGCAGAAAAGAACTCACTCAAAGTGACTGGCAAGAAAACAGAGACTGATGATCGTCAATATCTCGTAAAGGGTATTGCTGGTCGTTCATTCTCACGCCAGTTTGTTCTTTCTGATACAGTAGTCGTTCGTGGTGCTGAACTTGCTGATGGCATTCTTTCTATTCAATTAGAGAACGTCATTCCTGAAGAACAGAAACCTCGTAAGATTGAAATTCGTAAATAACCATTGAGACTATATTATGAATTATGATGAACTCTCGTGGGATGAATTGTTTATCTTACAGGCTGCTCTGATTTCTCAGAAAAGCAAAGACCCCAGTACTAAGGTCGGTTGCATTATTGTCAATGATGATAATGTGATTCTTAGTACTGGGTTCAATGGCTTTCCTCGTGGTATCGAAGAAGATTGGAAAGATCGCTGGAAGCGTCCAGAAAAGTATCACTGGGTTGAGCACGCTGAACGTAACGCAATCTTCAATGCCGCTCGCGTTGGAGTTTCTCTCAACAACTCACGCGCATATCTAAACTGGGAACCGAAACCCTGCGCTGATTGCACACGCGCATTGATTCAGGCTGGCATCAAGGAAGTTATCGGACCAAACCGAAAGTTTACTGGGGCTGGTGCAGGTAAGCATTACTCGATCGACCACGCCGAAACTATGCTCCGCGAGGCAGGAGTCCGAATACGGTATTTCGACCTTCCCCCAGACCTATCCTACGGTCCAGAATAGACCGCTCTCTCGGCTCTCTCCTCGGCGAGAGAGGGTGTCGTAAGTTATTGATTCTATTAGGGTTTTTACTATTGCCTTTTTCGGTTGTTTTTGCTATAATTCTCTTATGAAATGCGAAAACACTGTGAAAATTGGTGACGTAGTCAAGAGCCTTGACTTCGTTGGCGTCAATGACTGCTACTATGTCGGTCTCGTTATGGGCGTCAGCAAGATGGATGGTACGTTCCGCGCCAAGACCATCAAGCGTGTGTGGCGCGGTGAGGTAGATTATAAGAAAATCTACAATGACTTCTTCGTCGCTCCGCTTCCTGGCAATCATCTTCTGGATGATCTGGAAGAAAATATTCGCGACCCTCGCATTCAGGTGGTTGCCTAATGAATATCAGCGAAGCAGTCGAGATTATTGAGCAGCAAGCCAAGCGAGATGGCGTTAGTGTTCTTGAACTTCTCGAGACCCTCGACAGGTATGGTGCTCTTTGGTATATCCAAGAAGCCAAGTTGGGCATTGAGTTCCTCACCGCATTCAACATCTTCATGGATTCTGGTCGTAAAATGTTTGCAAAGGTGGAAGCGTAATGACAATTCCCTACTATGAAATGTTCTCCGACGAAGGCAACGCTGTAGTCCATCGCGATATCGTGTTGTTCGCTCGCGAAGCCAAGTTGAATTGGAGAAATGTTCAGGCTATGCTGAACGATCTCAGTCAGATTGAGAAATATAGCGAAGCGTCTGATACCGCAGTTCGCGAGGCAGTTTACGCTGCTCTTTTTACGGAGGTTGCGTAAGTCATTGATTCTATTAGGGTTTTTACTATTGCGTTTTTTCGCTCTGTAGGCTATAATATTCTTATGAAATACGAAAACACAGAAATGGATGCGCTCCTTCTTATCGCTGAAAAGGACAAGGAGATCGAGCGGCTGCGCGCGGTGCTAAACAAACTTGAATACTATAGCGATGGCATCACCCTTCGGCTATACCCTACTGAATCTGAAGTGGAAGTTGCGCTGAGGGATCCTAATGTCTAATTACACCGTTCTGTATTCTACTTTTCGTCGTGGGTTCGCCGAGCAGTATATGTCCGAGCGCAACATTCCTAACAGTGTGTTGTGGTTGATGGGCAACGGCGAGTGGCAAGTTCGTGTCTATTCGGAGTAACATAGATGCCCAAGAAGGTTGCAGTAAATCTAAACGAAATCGGCAATTCCTGCTACGCAGTATTGTGTCCGAGCGTTGGCTATCTTAAGATTGTGTGGGGGGAAGTTCAATTCGAAAAGAACATACCAAGAGCGAGCGGCATCTTCAATACCGAAGCGGAAGCGCAAGTTGCTTTGACAAATGCAATTGAAAATGCCAACAAAGAATATAAAAAAGAACTCGAGAACGAAGAGCGCGACAAGCGATTTGGTCGTTGGGTTCCTGGACGTTTTTTTGTAAAACGAAGCAAGGAAACACTCGATAACGCCAAGAGGGCGATAATCGTGAAGATTGGTGTAACGGCAGTTTCTTGATGAGGAATGGTAAGATGAAAAAGCATACTGAAACGATTCTTTCTGAAGCCATTGATCTGGTGAGTGGTGTTGATCATGTTCTTGCGAACACGATGACGCAGCATGATCTGAGTTCCAAGAACTGCTATGATCTTGCTGAGCGCCTTGAGCGCGCATGTCATATGCTCTTGGTAGTTGGCGATCGCAAGTACCAGGAAGAAATCAACCAACTCGACAAGGTGTCGTAATGGGATTCTATAAAAATTTAGAATTTGACGTGATTCAGATGTACAAGGAAGATGGTCTGCGCGAAACTGAAATTGCAAAGGTCACTGGTCTTTCTTTGACGCAGATTCACGAGGTTCTCTCAGCGTATGAGCGCCGAGAGATGGATTATGATGAGTCCGATGAGATCGTTAGTTACGATGATCTCTCATTTGAGCCCACGGAGCCTGAAGATTATGAATAATGAAGTTGTATATCATTTGAAGGCACTTCGCGATCTTGGTTTTGCTGTTGTTGCTTTTACGCCTGAAGAATTGCGTGGTGCAGAACCAGATCATGTTGAGGATCGCCTGATCGAAATTGGCTGGGATGTGATTGATGCTTTGGCAACTGAACAGCCACTCGAGTCTCAGCAAATGTATTTTGATGGAGCGCACTACTGATGCGTGACGCATACGATGCTGTTGTTTGGTTCTCTGCAGGATTTGTTTTTGCTTCTGTGCTGTGGTTTGTTTTTATTGAATATGCAGTTTGAGGTATAATATATGGTCGATCCACTTATTGCTTTTGCTCTTGGTTTTCTCATGGGTCTTGTGCTTGGCGTTCTGATTACGATTCGCCTTCCGAGGGTCTAATAATGGCAACCTATCGAAGTTCAGTTCTTGCACCGAAGCCGCGAGTAACTTTCGATCCTAGCAATAACAAGCACATGCTTGACTTTGCTCGATTTGTCAAGTATAATAACTGGAAGAATGGCTGCGCGTATTATCTTGAAGATCCGTATGGTGATATTCCTTCCATGATTCGTGCTAAAATTGCTGACTACACTCTTTCTAAACTTGTAGAGAAGGTCTGATGCTCATATACTGTGCCTCGCGCTTCAAGCCCAAGAAGAAGCGCAAACCCAAGGGTGTGATTGCGCAGAAGTATCGCACTTCTAGCGCAATTCTTGGCGTTGAGAAACTGCCTTCGCTTTCATATGGTCCTCGTGCTGGCGCTGATGCTGCTCGCACCATTTCATCTCTCAAGACAGAAGCATTATATACTGAGAAACGCGAGAGCATGAAATACACTGGCACGTTGGTCAAGGGTATTGCTACGATGCATAAATCAAATGCTGTTCCTGTAATTGACGAAGAGCAGATGAAAGACATTTCACGGATGCGTCGAGGTTGATGTGAAAAATATTCTTGCGCATGTGTTGTATTATTTGGGTCACTTTGTAAGCAAGTTTCTTACAATTACAAGAGGTTATGCTTATCCTCTTTACTGTAAGTTAATGCTGTGGAGTTTTGATCTGGATACGCAAGGTAAAATTTGGAAAAGGTAATATGACTATTAATACAATCAAACGTCTTGGTAACAAGCGAATTAATAATCTTGAGTTACGATGGACTAATTGTCCAGTCAGCGAAGGATACTATGAGATTGTTTGCTGGCAAGGTGAAGCAGATAAAGAGTATTGCTACAGTCTTGCCATGTGGTACAAAGACAGCGAAGGCTGGAATCTCAGATTTGTTGGCAATCGTCCGTTTGACTCGTGGAAAGTCGATCGTCATTTGTTCTGGCAACTTGCGAAATATGGCGACACCGTTGCCAATGCTGAGTTTGCATTAGAACAAAAAATGGATGATTACAAGAATCACATTTACTCTTGACGATTGCTATAGTATAATAATGGTATGAATATGTTTATCAAAACTCCTGAAGACGGTTTTCATTTTAGCAGTGATGGAATTGCTATTATTGAGAAACAATATGGCGCCAAGTACATGGGCTATTGGACAATCCTACGGAAGTCTGGTTGGTCAGACACACCTGTTGATGTTTTCTATCAACCGAATGCCGATGCGAGCAAAGGTCATTCAAACTACTTTGGAATGTTTCGTCCCTACAAAGGACAAGTAATGATCACTGATGCTGCAAGTGCATTCAGCGAACCGATCACTGGTTTATTGACTGATGATGGTGAGGTGATTGTCAGTCGCTATCGTCATGATTGTGTTGTCAAAGGATCATACATGATTGATGGTGGTCGTGATTATTTGCGAACCAGTGGTAATGCCGATAGTGCGCTGGTGAAAATTACTGTTGTGAATGGTGAATTTGTTTTCGAGGAATACAAGTCACAATCACAGGATCAACCGATTGGTGAGGCGTTGCGCGAGGTGTTGACTATTGACGCCAAAAACCAAAATGTCGGTTTGTTTGTTGAGCCTCCCAATAAGAAACTTGAAGTAGTGTCGAACCAGGAGCAACCGAAATGACAACTTTACGAGAAGCCGCACAGCAGGCGTTGGAGGCGCTACAGGCTTATGGTAGCCACGCCCCAAACTGTGATTATCTTGTGTTGCTGACTTCACTGCCTCCGCAACGCAAACCGTGTTCGTGTGGGCTTGCTGCCAACATCACTGCTCTCCGCGCCGCGCTGGCAGAGCCAAACCACGACTACGAGCGTGGGTTCGTTGGTGGCATGAGTGAGCAAGTACGGCGCGACGTAGAAAGGAACGTAATGGCATCGCTTGACCGCTTCTACGCTATTGCTGTAGCCGCCGAGCGTGAGGCGTGTGCGAAGGTGTGTGAGGAAATTCGCTTTCCAGACAGTTACACAGCCATACGTTGCGCCGCCGCGATTCGGGCGAGGGGTGAGACATGACCCGCGACGACATTGAACGCATGGCAAAAGAGGCAGGTGCTATGGAATGGGGCGAAAGCGTTGTGCCAGCAATGATGGATATAGAAAAGTTCGCTGCCCTCGTTGCCGCCGCCGAGCGTGAGGCGTGTGCGAAGGTGTGTGAGGAACATGGAGACAAATGGGCAGACGGTAGTGACGAATGGCGTAACGGTCAGGCAACGGCTTCTTATTACTGCGCCATCGCGATTCGGGCGAGGGGTGAACAGGAGCAGCCACGATGAGAAAGTTTGATGTATCGTGGGTGAAGCAATGGTCATTTGGATCAACTGTGCGATACAACAATGGCAATCCGTATCGTGATATTCGCATCGGACCAATTATGATTCGATGTTTTTGGAGTTGACTGAAATGAAATTCCCAGAATTAGACGACTACGATAAGCGACTTATTAGCGTCGTGATTGGTTTTGTTGTTTTCGCGTTTATCTTTATTTTTTTTGTATTTAAATTCATCAAAAACCAGCACAATCAATGCAAGCAAGCAGGTGGTGTTTTTGTTGCAACGAGGCACAACTACGTTTGTTTGCGTCGCGATGCAGTAATTGAGATGAAAGAAGTAGAGTGAGATTTTCAAAAGAAATAATTTGGCATTTCACCTGCGACCAATGTAAGAATTGGTGGAGTATTGCATCATCTGATGATTGGCAACCGAAGAAACTTTTTTGCCCGCACTGTGGGCATGAACATCATTATGGAGTTGAGTGATGCCTATTCGTTACAGCACCAACTGGATGGGACCAATCAATATGGATTGGATAGAAAAGAACGGCAGTGATTGGGCTGGTGGTCGAATCGACATGCACGGCGGTGATTGGAGTTACCCAGAAGAAATTGGTTTGCCCATGATGAAGCAAGAAGATTTTAACAAATTCAGTAATTGGCTAGATACTATTGAGACTGATGATGTGTGGACATTACAGCAATTGGTTAAACAATACGAAAAAACAAATTCGAAAATCGTTTGGCATACAACACCAAAGTGGGAGATGGACAAATGAACAAGAAGATTACAGTTGAACTTGATTGGGATACAATTGACAAGATTACAACTTGTTCGATGAAAAGTCTTGTTGAGAGTCTTGAAGACGATCTCGAAAAACGCAAGGCTGGAACTGGTGTGAAAACCCTTGCAATTTTCGATACAAACAAGAAGAAAGACATTGCTGAGATCAAGCGACACATTGATGCATTCAAGACTGTGTTGAAGTATTATGGTGAAGACCATGAATGATTCTCCCCTAATTTTTGTGGTGGCGTTAATTGTATTTGTTTTGGGGCATCTGCTTGGGTTTACTCTTACTGAGAAAAGAATCTACAACAATTGTCTTGAAGCCAACGCAACGATGATTCACAAAGATGCAGTCGCCAAGTGCAAAGAGTTTATAAAATGAGCATGACTCGAGTTTTATTTGTTGATTCAGATCGTAGGTCCGCTAAAAGATCTTTCGATAGAACACTTGAAACTTTAAAGTGGTTGTCATTGAATGGAGTTTTTGCATCTCATTCGATCTCACAAATGTATATTCACGTTGGTAATGTGCGTTATGAATTTGTGTCCACTTGCAATCTTGACGATCATCTATTAGGAAGAGAATTTGATGGCATCCTTGTTGATGAGTTGGTTAGTTTGACCGATGATCAAAAAGTTCGATTGAATTTATGCAATCGAAATAAAAATACAAGACTTGGGAGTCTATAAAATGAGTGAAGTAAAAGCATGCCGTGAAAAAGAATGGTGGGAATATTATCCGCTACACAAGTGGTGGTGCAATGATCTCTGCCCGTTAGTTCCAAGGTTTCATTATTGGGAAGGCGATGAGTATAATGCCAACAGATTCAGCGTTAATTGGTTGTTCTTCCATGTTTGGTCGTTGGAGAATTTCTCTTTTGGCGTAGATGCTGGACTCTCTTTTAATGAAGTTTATGTCGGAGCACACGTGCCTTATCTCAGAATTACTATTGGCATTCGAAGTTATTATACTGGATGGACTTGGAAGTTGACGCGATTCTTTCAGCGAAAGCCAGCAATGATGAAGGATCCAGATTATGAGTGAAGAAGAATACGATGTTGTTCTTGATGTGCTGCAAAAGCACCATGACAAACTTTGGAAAATGACGAAACAAAACATGGAATCTGAGTTTATTGGAATGGGAATCATGGATGACATTCGATTACAACAAATGGCTGAAATCAAAGAAGCGATTCGTTGGTGGAAAGAACGAAAAGAGATGCTTGGAAAATGAAAGCAAAAGAATACAATCTAATTGCTCAGTGTGTTGAGACTGGCGTAATGGTTGGCTGGAATCGGGCACATGAACACACCGAAACCCCAGAGCCGTATTATATCCACAAACATATTCAAGAAGCAGTATTAAATGAGATTTGTGAATGGTTTGACTTTGAGGAAGTGAAAGAATGACACTTATAGAAACATTTGTTCTTGCGACAATCGCATTGACAGCGATATCATCCATTTACCTGTTCGTCTATCGCAAGGATCAGTTTATCCTTTACTCGTTCACTTGGACATACCTTTGGATGACCTTGACTTTTGCTATGAATTTACTTATAATACCCTTTGGTGTTGCTCTTTATATCTTGGAGAAATTTGTATGAACAACGAATTTGATGATATTGATGACAAGTATGGTTTTGTCAAGAGTTCCTATGATCAGTTCGATTTTGAACAGCAAATTATGGAATGCTGGCGCGTGACCAATGATCTTGAAGCCGTGTCCGAATACGTTATGGAAAATGATGCAAAGGCACCCGAATACAAGGACACCGTTGCTAACATGCTGATTGGTCTAGAAGCACTATATAATACAAAGTTCGATAAATTGTTTCGTATGTTCGAGGTTCAGAACCGCGAGCGATACGATTTGATGCGACGACTAAAGGATTTGGAAGAGTAATTTTTTATGACTCAATTAGATGAAACCACAGAAAAGTTATGGAACGAAGAAACATATAGAGTTTATCAACAAAACTCGATGCTGTCTTGGGAAGCGTGTGAAATGATTGCTTGGAATCGTATCATGAAGCAGGTGAAAGATGAAGATTACAATCGGCAATTATCCTAAAGATCCCAAAAAGACTCAAAAGAAGTCTATTCGGATTGATCCATGGGATACATGGAACACAGCACACACGCTTGCGGATATCATCTATCCGATGCTCAAGCAGTTGAAGAAAACTCAAATGGGTGCACCCTTTACGGATGATGAGGATGTGCCTGAGCATCTTCGTTCTACTGCAGCCAAGCCGAAGAAGAACGAGTGGGACACCGACGAGTTTCATTTCAAGCGTTGGAACTGGATCCTCGGCGAGATGATTTGGGCATTCGGTGAACTCGCAAAAGATCGCGATCCTGATTTTTGCCTTGTCACACCTAAATTTAAGTGGGTAAAGAAAGAAGGTCAAGAATGGAGCGAGATGGTTACTATCCGCGAAGGCAAGTATGACATTGAGAAGCAGAAAGCATATCAGGCTCGCAAAAACAATGCCTTCCGTTTGTTCGGAAAATACTATGAGAATCTTTGGGACTAATTTGTGAAAGTATCAATCATAACGCCTACTACGGGCAATCCACTTCTTGCTGATTGCATTCGGTCAGTAAAAAATCAAACTTACAAAAACATCGAACATATCGTTGTTGTCGACGGCAATCAACGATGGGAAAAAGCAGAACCCATTTTTCGTGCTTCTGAATTTCCAAATGGGGTGAATGAACATGTTTGCGTATTACCATATCCTACAGGGACTAATCGTTACAATGGTCATCGTGTGTATGGTGCTGCTACTTATTTCGCAGATGGCGATTATCATATTTGGTTAGATGATGATAACAAACTTGAACCCAATCACGTCGAAAGTCTAGTGAAGTTGGTTCAAGAAAAGAATCTAGATTGGGCTTTTTCATTTCGTCAGATCATAGACAAAGAAGGGAACTTTCTTTGTAACGACGATTGTGAGTCACTTGGATTGTGGGCTAGTATTCTACACCCACAAGACTTTTTTGTTGATGTGAATTGTTACTTTGTCAAAAAAGAAGTTGCTATTGGTATGTCTCCTGTTTGGTATCGAAAGTTCAGAGAACCAGGTCAGGTTGAGATCGATAGAGCAATTGCTGGTGTTCTTATGGCAAAACAAAACAATCTAAAGTTTGACTGCACTAGGCAGTATACAGTACAATACAGAGTAGGAAATACTGGCTTGTCAGTTCAAGCAGAATTTTTTGCTAATGGAAATAAAAGAATGCTACACAGACATAATGGGAGTTTGCCATGGAAATAGTTATTACGCAATCCGTAAGAGATAAAATTTATAGCGGACATGATCCGTATGAGAACTTCACTCCAGTCAAATATGACCTTCAAGGCTGGGCAAGCACCTCACCTTGTTTTGAAGAGTCAATCAGAGAAATTAAACCAAAAGTAATCGTTGAAGTTGGTACTTGGAAGGGTGCTTCTGCGGTTCACATGGCTAAAACTTGTAAGAAATACTATGACGATTTTGAGATCATTTGTATTGATACCTTTCTAGCATCAGTAGAACATTGGACTAAAATTGACCCAAATCTACCAAAGGCTATGCTAAAGAATGGTCGACCAATCATCTACGAAACTTTTTTGACGAATGTTGTTCAAGAAAATCTAACAAAGCACATCACACCATTCCCTATTGACTCTATCAATGGTGGATTGGTCTTAAAGGCTTTGAATGTTAAAGCAGACTTGATTTACATTGACGCTGGACATGAATATCAGTCAGTGTACATGGATCTCATGCTGTACAAGGATATTCTTCGTCCAGGTGGACATTTGCTAGGCGACGATTGGTTCCATGGACCAATTAAGCAAGCAGTCGCAGCCTCGTTAGGAAATGTTGTAACAAAGAGTGCCGATAAGTTTCTTTGGGTGAAGCCATGAATCCATGCATAGCATCAATATTCATGGGAAACATTGATGAGAAAACTGTCAGACTTCAACAACAAGTTGTTAACAAGTTCAATACTTCTCATATAGCACATTATCCTGTATTGAGTCAGGCTAATCCTGGATATACAATGGATAAGTTGGTTGATATGCTAGAGAAAAAAGGGCACGATGCAATTATGTTTCTAGACATTGATTGCGTTCCTTTGAACGATTCTGCATTAGAATATTTCTTTAAGCAAGCATATGCAGGTAAAGTTATTGGCGACGCTCAACGCAGCAATCACATTCAAAATGATCAGCACGTGTTCTGTGCACCACATAATGTGACATTTACCGTAGAACTTTATCATAAACTTGGCAATCCATCATTCATGCCAAACTATCGCGGTGATGTTGCTGAAGAATTGACTTTTAAAGCAAGAGAGTATAAGATTGATGTTGAAATTGTGATGCCAATTCGATATGATGCACCACCAGTTCGTATGGATTGGGAATCAAAAGATTTGCCACCATATTGGGATCTTGCTGATGGTATGCCGAAGTATGGTGTTGGAACAACATTTGGTAAAGATGGAGTTGAAATGTTCTGGCATAACTATCAGATCTTTCATCCAGGACAACAAGAACGTTTTTGGAAAAAGTGTGAGGAATTATTAAATGGCTAATAGATCAGATTTTTTTAACGCAAAGTTGCCACGTGGATACAAGCGTATGATGGCAATGGCGCAGACGAATGGTTGGGTGAAGGATTCTCATGAGTATGGAAAGATCAAGAATCTTTTTATTGATGCTCATGCTAATCATGTTCGATACAAGGTTAAGCGTCAGTCAATGGATACTCCATCAACTGGCGAAGAATAATGCATTCGCTAGTTGAATTGAAAAACTATCTGCTTGAGAGAGAAATTAAAATTCGCAAGTTTGATGGTTGGAGATTAAAAGTTGGTTCAGACGTTTGGACTATGGCGCATGATGTGCTCTACAGAAACAACGAGCCAGTCAATTTGAAGAAAGATAAATCAATTTTTGATAGTTATAAAAAGGAGAACGATAATGTCAATCAAGTCACTCAAACTCGCAACTGGCGAGGAATTAGTAGTAGAAATTACAGATGAATCTGCAGATTCTGTCACGTTCAAGAACCCACTCATGTGTGCTCTTCAGCGCGGCGAGAAGGGTCCACTTCTTGGCTTCATGCCTTGGATGCAGTCTAGCGATGGTCCCTTTGTAGTTAATCGTAGTCATGTTGTTTTAGTTGCAGAAGTTGCCCAAGAAGTGAAAAACGGGTATAATCAAATCTTCGGAGCAGGAATTGTAGTTCCACCACAGCAATTGATTACGGGGTAATTTCTTGGCAGACTTTTACACTAACGTCAGCGTTTCTGGTAAGTATATTCTTCTTAGAGGCGTTGAGAATGATAAGAGGGTCAGACGGAAGGTCGAATTCCGTCCGACCTTTTTTCTTTCCAGCCAGGAGAAGTCTGAATATACAACTCTTGCTGGAGAGTATGTAAAACCCATTGAACCAGGAACCATTCCTGAGTGCCGTGAATTCTTGGAGAGGTACAAAAGTGTCGACAATTTTCCTGTTTACGGGAATAATCGTTTTGAGTATTCTTATATTGCTGACGAGTATCCTGACGATATCCTTTGGGATATTAGTAAAATTTGCATTGCCTATATTGACATCGAAGTCGAATCTGAGAACGGATTCCCCGAGCCAAGAGATGCCAATGAATCAATCACAGCAATCACACTCAAAATTAAAGGTAATTATTTTGTGTTTGGTGTCGGCAATTATAGCAAGCATCGTGACGACGTGCACTATGCAAAGTGTCGAGATGAATCAGACCTTATACGAAGATTCCTTGACCTCTGGGCAAGATTCCACCCCGATATTGTAAGTGGATGGAACATCAAGACATTCGATATTCCATATCTTGTAAATCGAATCGTCAAGATCTTTGGCGAAGCAGAAGCCAAGAAGTTGTCTCCTTGGAATAGAATCTCTGAACGCAACGTCACGTTCATGGGTCGTGAACATCAGATCTTCGAGATTGATGGTGTTGCAACTCTAGACTATCTGGAATTGTACAAGAAGTTTACCTATTCGCAGCAAGAGTCATATCGCCTAGATCACATTGCAAATATTGAACTTGGCGAAAAGAAGTTAGATTATTCTGAGTATGAAAATCTACATGAGTTGTACAAGCAAGATTATCAAAAGTTTATTGAGTATAACGTCAAGGACGTAGAACTTGTCGAGAAACTTGAAGACAAGATGAAACTTCTTGAGTTGGCATTGACTCTTGCGTATGATAACAAAGTAAATTATGACGACGTCTTCACGCAAGTGCGCATGTGGGACGCGATTGTTTACAATTATCTTTTGAAGAAAAAGATTGTCATTCCGCAGATGTCGCTGAGTTCTAAGAGTTCTCAGTACGAAGGCGCATATGTGAAAGATCCGATCATTGGAATGCATGAGTGGGTTGCATCCTTTGACTTGAATAGTCTGTATCCGCACTTGATCATGCAATACAATATTTCGATGGAAACTCTTGTTGAGCCTGGCGCTATTTCTTTTGATAGAGGTAGTGTCAAAGTTGATACGTTGTTGAATCAAGAAGTTGACACAGAGTTCTTGAAACATCATGGAGTGACACTAACTCCGAATGGTCAATTGTTCAGTTGTACGAAGGGTCAGGGTGTCATGCCTGAGATCATGGATACAATGTACAAAGACCGCACACGCTATAAAAAGTTGGCAATTGAAGCCAAAAAGAAAATTGAGACTGTTCTTGAAGATAAGAATCAAGTAGAGTATCTACAAAAACAAGTTGCACGATATAATAATCTGCAGTTGGCTAAAAAAGTTACTCTGAATTCTGCATATGGTGCGATGGGTAATCAATACTTCCGCTTCTTTGACATTCGAATGGCTGAAGCAATCACCACTGCAGGTCAGTTGTCGATTCGTTGGATCGAAAAGAAGATTAATGAATACATGAACACTCTTCTCAAAACGCAAGATGAAGACTATGTCATCGCTTCTGATACTGACTCGATTTATCTGAACATGGGTCCGCTGGTCAACAAACTTTATCCGAATGTTTCTGACACTAAGAAAGTTATTGACTTCATGGATAAGGTTTGCGATCAAAAGATTCAGCCATTCATTGACAAGTCTTATGGTGAACTTGCTGAGTATTTGAATTGCTATCAACAGCGCATGGAAATGAAGCGCGAGTCTTTGGCTGACAAGGCTATCTGGGTCGCGAAAAAGAACTATGTGTTGAACGTGTACAACAGCGAAGGTGTTGCTTACGCAAAACCAAAACTCAAGATGATGGGTATTTCTGCCGTTCGTTCTTCGACTCCTGCTGCTTGCAGAACGAAGATCAAAGAAGCAATCAATATCATCATCACGCAAAATGAAAGTGCACTCCACAAGTTTATTGAAGAGTTCCGACAAGAGTTCAATAAACTTCCTGTTGAAGAAATCTCATTTCCACGAAGCGTCAATGGTCTTAGTGAATATTCTGACAATGCAAATATCTTCAAGAAGGGTACACCAATTCATGTAAAGGGTGCTCTTGTTTACAATCATTTCTTGCGCGAAATGAAATTGACCAAACGCTATCAGGAAATCAAGGAAGGTGAAAAGATTAAATTTGTTTACTTGAAACAGCCAAACATGTTCAACAATAACACTCTTGCTTTTCTTTCTGTGTTGCCTAAAAAGTTTGACGCCGAGCAATTTATAGATTATGATTTGCAGTTCGAGAAATCGTTTCTAGAACCACTAGAGATCATACTCAATCCTATCAATTGGAATTCACAGAAAGTGGATTCTCTGGATTGCTTTTTCTCATAAAATAGTATACAATATATACATCGCCAAACGGAGATACAAATATGAGCCTACTCGATAAACTCAAGAAAAATTCTACGATCAAGGACACCGCTATTCTTGCGAAGTCCAAGTTCTTTGCCGCCAAGGATATGATTCAGACCAGCATCCCTGTAGTGAATGTTGCGTTCTCTGGTGATCTTGACGGCGGTTTCACTCCTGGTCTTACGATGTGGGCTGGTCCGTCGAAGCACTTCAAGACCGCATTTAGTCTTTTGATGGCAAAAGCCTATCAAGACAAATACCCTGATTCGGTAGTTTTGTTCTATGACTCGGAGTTCGGCACTCCGCAAAACTATTTCACATCTTTTGGAATTGATACAGATCGTGTTGTTCATACGCCAATCACAGACGTTGAGCAATTGAAATTTGATATTATGGCGCAATTGGGAAATATTGAGCGCGGTGAACGCATCATGATCATCGTTGACTCAATTGGTAATCTTGCGTCAAAGAAGGAAGTAGAAGATGCCCTTGAGCAGAAGTCAGTCGGGGATATGACTCGTGCCAAGCAAATAAAATCCCTGTTCCGTATGGTGACGCCTCACCTCACCCTGAAGGACATTCCTATGGTTGTTGTAAATCATACCTATAAAGAGATCGGTATGTATCCCAAGGATATTGTCGGTGGCGGAACAGGTTCCTATTACTCAGCCGATAACATCTACATTCTTGGACGTCAACAAGAAAAGGATGGTGCAGAACTAATCGGATATAACTTCATTATCAATGTTGAGAAGTCTCGCTATGTCAGAGAAAAAGCCAAGATTCCTGTTACTGTACGTTTCGATGGTGGCATTTCTCGTTACAGTGGCTTACTTGATATGGCTCTTGAATCTGGTCATGTAACGAAGCCAAATGTTGGCTGGTATGCCAAGGTAAACACTACCACTGGTGAAGTTGATAGCAAGAAGTGGCGCATGGCTGATACTGAGTGCGCTGAATTCTGGGATAGCATTCTTTCCAACGAAAGTTTCAAGCAGTGGGTTCGCGATAATTACCAGTTCAGTTCAGCGATTGCTGGCAATGCAGTAACCGAAGATAGTGATGATGAAGAATAAAATTCTAGATCTCATTGCTAAATTTGAATTTTGGTACGCAGTCAAGCGAATCAAACTCGACAAGCACTACACGTTTTTCTTTGATCTTGCTGGTGAACCTGGCACGTTCGCAGTTAAACTTCTCAAGAAATACGATGGCGTGATTGTCGAGTATTCAAATATTCGCGTCGGTGAGGATAGTCAGTTGAACTTTGATGTTGATGTTATTTCAAACGTCAATAATTGCGATACAAAGTCAAAGGCATTCAATCGATTTACTTCTAACATTATGCGTAGTATAATTCATAACTCTATTGAAACAGCGGAAAGGGGAAAGAATGAAAACGGAAACACTGATCTTGTCGAATCTGATTCGGAACGAACAATTCATGAGGAAGTCTCTGCCGTTTCTGAAAAGCGAGTACCTGAGCGAAAGCCACGAAAGAAAACTGTTCGAAGAAATAAAGCAGTTCATTCTCAAGTACAACAGTCCGCCGCCGATAGCAGCACTGGAGATTAGTCTCAAGGAATCTACAAAACTTACTGAGACCGAGGTCACTAAATCTCTTGAATTGCTAAAGGAAGTCGCAGTTGACAAGTCCGAACAAAAACTCGAATGGCTTCTTGACACGACCGAGAAGTTTTGCCAAGAAAAGGCTATCTACAATGCTATCATGGATTCCATTCAGATCCTGGACGGAAAAGATCAAGCACGTGGCAAAGGAAGCATTCCTACTTTGCTTTCTGATGCTTTGGGCGTTAGTTTCGATCCTAATATTGGTCACGACTTTTTGGATAATTACGCTGATCGGTACGATTTCTATCATCGCATCGAAAAAAGAATCCCGTTTGATCTTGAATACTTCAACAAGATCACTAAGGGAGGACTTCCGCAGAAGACCCTTAATATTGCTCTTGCAGGTACTGGCGTCGGTAAGTCTCTTTTCATGTGTCATGTGGCTGCTTCTTGCCTGACGCAAAATTATAATGTTCTATACATCACGCTAGAAATGGCTGAAGAGAAGATCGCCGAACGTATTGACGCGAATCTTCTAAACGTATCCCTTGATGATCTAATGAACATGCCGAAAGACATGTATGAAAAGCGCATGGGCAAACTGAAGGAGCGCGTAAAGGGAAAACTCATCATCAAAGAATATCCGACCGCTTCGGCAAATCCAGCGCACTTCCGTGCATTGATCAATGAACTTGCGTTGAAGAAGAACTTCCGTCCAGATATTATTTTCATTGACTACCTAAATATTTGCGCATCCGCAAGAATCAAGGCTGGCGCGAATGTCAATTCCTACACTTACATCAAAGCGATCGCCGAAGAACTTCGTGGGCTCGCCGTTGAAAACAACGTGCCGATTGTCTCCGCAACTCAAACGACACGTTCGGGCTTTTCGAACTCAGATCCTGGTCTGGAAGATACTTCAGAGTCTTTTGGTTTGCCTGCTACTGCTGATTTTATGTTTGCATTGGTGAGCACAGAAGAACTGCAAAACCTAAATCAGTTGCTTGTGAAGCAGTTGAAGAATCGTTACAATGATCCGAATTTGCATAAAAGGTTTACTATTGGAGTAGATCGCGGTAAAATGAAACTCTATGATCTTGAACAAAAAGCGCAAGATGCAGTGATGAAGGAAGCAGAATCAAAGCCTGTGTTCGATCGTGGTCGTAGCACAGATAAATTCAAAAATCTCAAAGTGTAATGCAACTTCAGCGGATTGAAAAGAAGGTCTACGCTCTTGCTAAAAATTGGGTCGGCGTAAAGAGCGTTCCTTCTATCATTCGCAGTTTGAACCGAGCGTTCAATCGAAACATTGTTACTTTTGGTTCGGATAGATTTCAAGAAGAATACTATGACGATCATAACATTATTGTTAGCGGTCATTATTGTAATCGCATTTCTGATTTCATTCCCGAGCATATCTTCATCAAGTTGAGTTTCCCAAAAGACTCTAAGAAAGCAATCATAACTGAAAAGGGTGCGGTGAATCTGGCGGTGAAAATTGTCAGAGCCATTCATCATGAGTATCGGCACAAGTATCAGCAAAAAGGTCGTCCATTGCTTTTGCAAAAAGAATACAAGCCGAAGCCGAAGCAGAATAAAATGAAGGCGATGTACTACGGTAATCCAGATGAACTGGATGCTCATGCATACGAAACACAGGCTGAGAAACTGAATATAAATAAATTACGAAAAGCGCATAGGATTGGTTGGCGCGAGTGTGAAGCGATCTTCATGTATCGCCAAACTTTTCGTAAACAGGATCCAAAGGTTTGGAAAAAGTTTCTAAAAAAAGTATACAAAAACAATGGCTAAATTGAAACCACAAGATTTCGTCGGATTGGCTGGAAAAGAAATTCTGGTGTCGGCACTCTCAGAAAAAATTATTGAAGCCATCAGAAAAAGAAAAGATTTGCCGATGGAATTATCTTCATATTTGGTTAAGTTGACGCAATACTGTGCTACTCCAAATGATACTTTGAAGAAAGATCTCAAAAAATTATACCCAAAGGTCTCGGCACAAGATAGGGCTGCTATTAAAAAAGATTTTTCAGAATTGATTGCCGCAATTATTGTTAAAAACATGTCGAAAACTCTTCGCGACAATTTACAACTAACATTTACAGCGCAGTCGAAACTGTTTATACCAACTGCTGGTAATTTTCCTCTTATCGATTTCATGGTAAAGAGCACTAATAATGTTGATAATTATTCTGTCAAAATTATGGGCAAGACAACCAACACAGTTAAGGCTCAAGATGTGTTATCAACAGTATCAGATCAGTTGAAAAGAAAGCGTTCAAAAGAAACAAAGATTTTAAAGTGTATTGCAGAAAATGATGCAAAACTAGGACCAATTCTTGCCCTTGAATCAGTGATTGACGAGATGCCTGGAGTCAAGGCTGGTAAAATGCGATCAAAGTTCGCAGAGTTGGTTAGAAATAAATCTATAAATAACGATGAGTTAGCGAAATCGCCAGAAGATTGGTGGGCATTTTTTGAGCCAGTGATTGATAACTACTATTCAAAAGGAAAAGCAACTCTAGCCAAAGCATGGAAAAGAGGATATCATTATGATGCACTCACAGTTCTTGCTCAATATGCTGTTGCAGACCATACCAAAGATATGAATTGGGTTGATTTTGTGAATGAAATTCAAACGAAGGTTAATTATTTTAAGTTCGATTTAAACAATGATGGAACTTTTTTAAGCGAAGTTGTTAATGGCTTGTCTGAAAGAAAGCCAAATCAAAAATTCAGACTTCGAGCAAAAAGTAGAATTAAAGAGTCAGCACCATCATCAAGATCAGGGCAGGATAAATTGGGAATTCAACCATAGTAATGGGGCTTTATGACTACATTTGTGACTGGCGGTTTGGGATTTATTGGTTCTAATTTTGTAATCTCTCACCTGAAAAAATATCCTAGCGATGAGATTGTCGTTCTTGACAATCAATCATACGCTGCTAACGGATCAAATCTAAACGGATACTACGACGACTGGCGACTTACCGTCAAGAAAGTCGACATTCGCAATCTAGATTCACTGGATGGGATCTATCACACTTATGAACCAGACATTACGTTTCATTTTGCTGCTGAGTCTCACGTTGACAATTCTATTCGCGGTGACGATGATTTCCTCAGCACTAATATTAATGGCACTCACAACATTCTAAAGTGCATTCGCAAGTATGGCGGCAAGTTAGTCCATGTTTCGACTGATGAGGTTTACGGAAGTCTTGGTCCTAATGATCCTGAGTTCAGTGAAACAACTCCATATGATCCTCGCAATCCATACTCAGCAACCAAAGCAGCCAGCGATCATTTGGTTCGTGCTTATGTAAACACGCATAAGATTGACGCGGTTGTAACTAACTGTTCGAATAACTATGGTCCTCGTCAGCACCAAGAAAAGTTTATTCCTACGATTATTCGCCACATTCAACAAAACACACCAATCCCTGTTTACGGACAGGGCATCAACGTTCGCGATTGGTTGTTCGTAGAAGATCACTGCGAGGCTTTGTTGACGATCGGTCAGAAGTTTAAATCTGGCGAGCGATACAATATCGGTGGTGGAGTTGAATTGACAAACATTCAAATGATCAAATTGATTCTTGAGATTATGGGCAAGGATGTCGATCGTTATACGGACTGGCTAAATTTTGTGACTGATAGAAAGGGTCACGATATGCGTTATGCTATGAACGCTGATAAGATTTACAATGAACTTGGCTGGAAAGCGAAAACTAATATTATACATGGTCTTGAAAAGACAGTGGAGTGGTACTTATGAGAAAAGGAATTATATTGAGTGGTGGGCTGGGAACTCGTTTGTACCCATGCACTAGGGTTATTTCTAAACAGTTGCTTCCAGTTTATGATAAGCCACTGGTATACTATCCTCTCTGCACATTGATGCTTGCAGGGATTCGCAATATTCTCATCATCACATCACCTGCTGACAGAGTCCCATTCGAAAAATTGATTGGAGATGGATCTCAGTGGGGTTTAAATATTTCATATGAAACTCAGTTAGAACCACTAGGTATTGCTGAATGTTTTCGTATTGGTGAAAAGTGGATTGGCAACGATGATGTCACTCTGATTCTTGGTGACAATATTTTCTATGGAAACGAATTAATTAATCGATTTAATGCAGCAAAAGAAAACAATGCAGGGTGCACTCTTTTTGCATATCATGTCGCAGATCCAGAACGATTTGGCGTCATTGAACAAGATGAGCAAGGCAATCCTATAAGAATTGTAGAGAAGCCAAAAGTTGCACCAACCAATTATGCTGTCACTGGGCTTTACTTTTATGACAATAAAGTAGTAGAATACTCTAAGAGGATTAGTCCATCAGCAAGGGGTGAACTAGAGATTACAGATATTAACAATCTTTACATGGAAAACAAAGATTGCGAAATTGAATATCTAAATCGCGGCATTGCTTGGATTGATACTGGAACTTTTGAATCGCTATCAGAGGCTTCAGTGTTTGTAGGTTCGGTTCAACGTAGAACTGGTATGATGATCGCTTGTCCCGAAGAAATTGCTTATCGCAATGAATGGATCACTGAATTTGAGATTTCTCGGGTTGCAGAAAAGTATAGTAAATCTGATTATGGCAAATATCTTGGACAAATTTTGAGGACAAAGTAATGACTGATGTGAATAAAATGATTGAAGAACTCGTTGCTGCTGTTGGCACACCGAAGTATGCTTATAACTGTAAGGATTTCGATCCAGAAAAAAGCACCGTATTCTATTCTGGTCCATATTGGGATGAGAAGGAAGTCATTGCTGGTGTCACAGCATTTCTTACAGGCAAGTGGCTTGTCTCTGGTGAACAGGTCGGAAAGTTTCAGTGGGCATTTGGTCGCAAGTTCAATGTGAAGCATTGCCACATGGTGAACTCTGGTTCATCCGCCAACCTCACGATGGTTGCTGCTCTAAAGAAGCACTTGAAGTGGAAGGATGGTGATGAAGTAATTGTTTCGCCTGTTGGATTCCCAACTACCATTGCTCCACTTGTTCAAAACAATCTCAAGCCAGTCTTTGTTGACATTGAGATGAACACGTTGAACTTTGACGTTGAGTTGGTAAAGAAGTCATTGACAGATCGCACTGTGGCTGTATTTGTTTCACCAGTCCTTGGCAATCCGCCTGATATGGATGAAATTGCAAAGTTCTGCGCTGAGAACGATCTTTATCTAATTGGTGATAATTGCGATTCGTTGGGCACTCGCTGGGATGGTAAGTTACTTACAGACTATTACTATTCCTGGACAACATCTTTCTATCCAGCGCATCACATTTCAACTGGTGAAGGAGGCATGGTTTGCTCGAATGATGAAGAACTTATTAATACAGCGCGTTCAATTAGTTGGTGGGGTCGCGACTGCCGTTGTGTTGGTGCTGCTAATCTATTGGCTTGCGGTACATGCGGCAATCGCTTTGACAAGTGGCTCGAAGGATACAATGGAATCATCGACCACAAATATCTATTCTCCAATATGGGATATAATCTCAAGCCACTAGATCTACAGGGTGCTATTGGAATTGAGCAGTTGAAGAAGATCGACGAAATTGATACAAAGCGTCGATGGAACTTCCACAAGATTGCAAAGATGTTCGAGAAGTACGTTCCAGGTGTCCGTGTTGCAAATAATCTTGAGAAGGCTGATCCTTCCTGGTTCGGTGTTCCTTTGATTACTGATACCCCAGAAATTAAAGAGAAACTACAGGCATTCTGCGAAGCCAATCGAATCCAGACTCGTAATTACTTTGCTGGAAACATTCTACTTCATCCAGGCTACAAGCATCTCGGCAATGCTGCAGATTACCCGAACGCTAATAAGGCATTGAGCAACGTGTTCTTTGTTGGTTGCCCACCACATTATGGTGATAAGGTTTGGGCATACTACGAAAGCGTATTGGCAAAATGGCAATCGTAAATGTTTATGGTGGGTTTGGCTTTGTTGGAACCGAATATTGTAAGGTTTCGCGAGACGGACTCATCAAAAACTTTCGTGACAATTATGAAGTGCGCAGTGCAAACTGCGTCTACTTCATAAGCACGGTACATAACTACAACGTTCAAATCGACTCTCTATTAGACATCAATACTAATCTTGTAGTATTGATGAAGGTTTTGGATAACTATCGAGATTATGTAAAGAAAACTGGCGAGGATGGAGTTTTTAACTTCATTTCAAGTTGGTTTGTGTATGGAAAGGACTCTGGATTCGGCGAAGATGCTCGAGGGATCCCAGAGACTGATTCTTGCGATCCGAAAGGGTTCTATTCCATCACAAAACGTTGCGCCGAACAGTTGTTAATGTCCTACTGTGAAACTTTTGGATTGAAGTATCGTATTTTAAGGCTTGCGAACGTCTTGGGTCCACAGGACAAGAAGGTTTCGGCACAGAAAAACGCTCTTCAGTACCTTCTAACTCAGATGGCTGACAATAAGTCAGTAGACCTTTATGATGCTGGACACTTCTACAGAGACTATATCGACGTTCGAGATTGTGCGAGAGCCATTGATC